TCCTCTCCTCGGACGACAGGTGCGAATACTGTTGACCCATGAGTGCAACACCTTCTTAAGTTAGAAACTTCGAACACTTCCAACCCTAGACAAGGTGTTGCACTTCTATTTAGAACCCGGGGGTGGAATCCCACGGTGCGTTGGTATTGTTTAATACGGGTGGTCGGTGGCGGCGAACACCAAAGGCAGGCCGATTTCGTCGAGCATGCCCGGCAGTTCGCCGTCCGCGTATCCGCAGACGCTCCGCGCAACCTACGCCACACGTTCGGCACGTTGGCTATCAAGGCCGGAACCGACATCAGCGTGGTCGCGCGACAGCTCGGACACTCCGACATCCAAACCACCGCACGGTATTACCTCAAGCCCGATCTGAGCGTCCTCAAGGACATGCAGAAGGCATGGCAGAAACTCATATTGACCTGCTGAATAGCTTTCCGTAACCCTGTACAATGCGAAGGGCTTCACGGTCATCCGCGCCGGCAGCAATCAGGGTTGTGTAGGCTCGCTCTGCTATCCGGTCGTCTAATCAACGATCAAGCGGCACCGTGATGCAGCCCTCGACCCAACCGCCTTTGCCGAGCGTCATCTTCGCGGCCGAGCGAAGGCTGATCTCGTTGCCAGCGGCCTGCACCTCGACGGCATGAAGCCCCACGCTCGAATTGGACACCGTGGCGCAATGCACCTCGAACGCGGCCTCCAATCCAGTCGGAAGCCTGAAAAGCTTGGACGTATCCCATATCATCGGGGCAGTCCAGTCCGTTTTGACTCGAATGGCATGAAACGCGACGATCAACATCCCGCCGACAAACGCGGTGCGATAATCCACGTTCCAGTTAGCGTTTGGTTTCGTGAGGGTTACGGAATCCCACAGTTTCGACATGGGAGGCAGCTGTTTGATGAGCATGACCGGCGTGCCGGGCGTGATCCCGCTGATCGGGATGCGGGCGATCGGGATCCACGCCGTGTCGGAGGCCGAGTGGATGCTGCCCGACGGGACGGTCGGGTCGGCGGCCGTACCGGTGTTTGGCGTGCCTTTGAGCACGGCGATGGCGGCGGTCTCGATGTTCTGGCTGTTCCGTGTGTATTTGAGGCAGACGAGGTCGTTGCGGTTCTGGCCGCTCATGCCGCTTTCGATGGTCGCGGTCTCGGCCTCGGTGACGCGCGCGTATCGTCCTTCGACCACGAGGTTGAGGACGGGGATCAGCGCGTGATTCGCATCCTGCATGGTCACCGTGGGGAAAGTGCCGTCGCTGCCCTGCAGCAGGTAGCTGCCGTTGCCGATGACCCCGGCCTGCATGGCGCCCATGTCGCCGCTGGTGATGTGCGGTGTGCCGCCCTTGCCTGTGATGAGCGTGGTGGTCATGTCAGCCCTTTCCCTTGGTAAGCCATGCCGTGTAGGCCGCGTCCTGCGTGGCGGCGAGTTTCTTGAATTCCTGCTGGCATGAGGTGCATGCCAGCGCCTCCTGCGTCACTCCGTCCGCGGTGGTGTGTTTGATCTGGTGCCAGTCGCTCGACGTGCGCGGATCCCCTTCGGTGAGGTATGCGCTGTCGTGGCAGCGGTCGCATGTGTATTTGGTGATGTTCGTGGTTTTTGCCATGCTGTTCCTTTCAGGCGAGTCTTTGCCAGACGTGTCCGCCGATGATGGTGTGGATTTCCTTCCATGTGCCGCCATGGTCGTTGGGGTTGCCGGCGACGCACCAGTAGAGCGAGCCGATCGGGTGTGCGGCGAGGAAGGATGCCTCTGTCGCGCTGGATTGTGCGGTGATGGTGCCGTCCGGTCCGACGGTGATGGTCCTGCCATCGGGTTTGACGCCGCCGAGGGTGGCGGTGGATGCCACTGGCAGCGTGTACTTGTTCGCGGCGGACTGGATGCCGTCGAGCTTCTTCTTGTCTGCGGCGGCCATGAGCCCGTCCGCCGATGATGTGGCCTGTGCGACGGTGATGGCAGCCGTCTCGTCGTTGCGGGTCACTGTGACTGGAGCCGACGCAGTGATGTCCAAGATTCGCGCCTGCGCCGCGGCCAACGCGTTCTGCGCCGTGGTGGTGGCCGTGTCGGCTTTTACGCCGGCCTGTTTGGCGAGGTCTCTGGCGCCTCCGATTTCGGCCGCGGCGTCGCTTGCGGCCTTGTTGGCTTCGGTGGCGGTTCTGCGGACCGTTTCGAGGTCTGCGGCGGTCACATCGGCGCTGAACGTCCAGTTGGAGAGGGTGAGGCCGCTGCCGGCGTAGTAGGCGTGGCCGTCTCCGGAGCTTGATCCACCGCCGCCGGTCTCGCCGGTCGATTCCGTGGACGCGGTGGTCGCCTCGTAGGTTACGGTCGGGATGCCGTCCTTGACTTTGATGATCTTCTTGGTGATCTCGGCGGTGACCCTGATGCCGGTGGTGTTGTCGCGGCCGGTCACGGTGTCGCCCACGTCGAGGTCGATGCCGCCGGTAACGTCGAGGTCGATGCCGCCGGTAACGTCCACGTCGATGCTGCCTGTATCTCGCAGCTCCTGGAGCTTTGTCTTGCCTTTGGTCTCGAGTTCGGCGGCGTCGGCGTTGCTGAGCTCGTAGACGCTTGCGCGCTCGTCCGCGCCTTTGATGGTCTGCGTGTGGCTGAGCGTGCCTTTCTGGTCGGCGTACCAATGGACGACGATCCTGTCCTTGAGTTCGCCTTTGCCGAGGCAGATCAGGTGATTGATCGGATGCGAGGCGAGTGTCGCGTCGAAGTCGATGAGGTCGGAGTCGATGAGGTCGGAGTCGATGAGGTCGCCGGCGGCCGTGATCGGCGGCGCGTCGACTGTCACGCCGTTCTGCGCTGCGGTGATGCGCAGCCGCAGTCCTGATGCGCGCAGCATCTTGGACAGGCCGCTCCACGCGTCGCAGTACCGGTCGAACCGCCAGTTTGCGTTTTTGGACGCGCCTTCCGTGACGGTGATGATGTCCTGCAGCCCGATACGGGAGATGACGGTGCGCAGGAGCGTGCCGATCGTGCCGCTCACGGTCAGGTAGTCCTTGCCCTTGTCGGGTTCAAGGATCTTCGAGGCGAGCAGGCCGTGCCAGTCGCGACCGTGGTAGGTGAGCTCGCCCTTGCCGCCGGTGACGCTGGTCTTCACGTCGTCGACGATGCCGCCCCAGCCTGTCCCGTCGACCCACCATCGGCAGCCTGGTTTCAGGCGTGCCGGGCATTGGAGTTCGAAGTCGTTCTCCCCCGACCCGTATGCCAGGTCGAGCGTCCATGAGGCGTACGAGCCGGACGGCGTGCCATTCGTGTCGGTGACGATCAGGTCCATGGCGGTTCGCTCCTCTCTTCGATGGCGGTCAGGTCGAATTCGAATCCGCCAGCCCAGCTGATCGTGCTCGTGCCGGGGGGAAGCGGTTCGAAGATGTAGGTGCCGGATCCGCGTCCGGTGCCGCGCACGGCCTTGGCGAAGAGGTTCGTGCGCAGGCCGGTGTCGGAGATCATGATGACGGTCCTGGCGTCAGCGGTGCCGTCGATTTCGAGTCTGCTGCCGGCCGGAATGGTCGCGTCGACCTCGTACCGGTTGGGGCCGATGATGACGTACGGGTTGACGCATGGGCCGAAGATCGTGAGGCGTATCGGCTGCGGCATGCCGCTCGTGTTGGCCACGGTGCCCAGAATGCTCATGCCGCCGTAGTCGTGCGGATAGTCGTGCGGGTAGTCAAGTCCGCTGCCGGCGTCGGTTCGCGGATCGTGATGCGTGGTGGTCTCCCTCCGCCACACGCCGTCCAGGAGCACGACGGTAAGCTGCGTCTCGACCATCGTGGGCGTGATGGTCTGCGGTTCCGCCTTGACCACGTAGGCGCGAGTCGTCCACCCGTCCGCGTCGAACGTGCCGGGCGTTCCGGCGGCCACGTCCGCGTCGAACAGGCGGCGAGTCGAATCCACCTTCTCGGGGCAGCGGACATAGGTTAGGTCAAGCTCGGCCTCGCGCGCCGTGCGACTTACTCCGGTTAGACTCCGGTATCCGAGGGTGTACGACCATTCGCGGCCGCGCAGCCCCTCCGCCGTCTGAGCCCAGATATCGGGCCCTTCCAGTGGGATCGTCTCACCGGTCGAGGCGCACACATAACTAAGCGATCGCATTTCGTATCACCCTTCCGAGTTCACGACCATCGACTTCGATGCCGAGTTTCTCCATAATCAGTGGCATATCCGCGTGCAGCGCGCGCAGTTCCGACAGGAGTTCGCCGAGCAGTTCGCCAGATAACGGTTCGCCGCCAGTCGAGACGGAGGCTCTGGTCGGGCTCAGACCGTAGCCGGTGGCTACATCGGGAGTCGTGAACCGTGTGGAGGCGATGTCCGAGGCCATGCCGTTCATGCTGGACATGACGGCGGCTTGGCTGTTGCTGATGCCCTGGGCGAGACCGAGACCGATGTTCCGACCTATCTGGTCGCGGAACAAGCGTGACGGCGAGTGGATGCCGAGAAAGTTCTTCACGCCGGAGATGGCATCTTTCACGCCGCCGAGAATGGCGCTGCCAACTTTGCCGATGCTGCCCGTGATGCCGCTGATAATGCCATGCACGATCTGCGAGCCGATGGACACCATGCGTCCCGGTATGGATGCAAGCGTGTTGACCAGATTGCTCAGGAACTGCTGGCCCGCGCGAAGCGCGCCGGATGCCATGCTGCTGGCGAACGAGCCGACCGCGCTTATCGCGCCGGAAAGCCCGGCACCGATGCGTCCAGGCACCTGCGAGATGTAGGAGCCGATGGACGAGAGGAACCGGGAGCCGGCGTTGACCGCGTTCGACGCCATCCGGCCGACGAAGCTGGCTGCGGCGCTTACGGCCCCGCTCAGCCACGAGCCGACGTTCGCCGGAAGCTGGGAGATGAACGTGCCCACGTTGCTGAGGAACCGGGAGCCTGCGGAAAGCGCGTTGGCACCCATCTGCGCGGCCCAGCTCGCCACCGACGCAACCGTGGAGGTCAGCCAGTTCCAGATATTGCCCGGCAGTTGCACAAAGAACGTGCCGAGGTTCGCGAGAAACTGCTGGCCCGCAGAAATCGCCTGAGAGCCGAGCTGCGCGGCCCACAGCACCACGAACGTGATGCCATAGGCGAGCCAGTAGGCTATCGTCGCCGGAAGATTCGTGAGGAAGTTCGCTATGTTCGAGACGAACTGCTGTCCCGCCTGCAACGCCGACTGGCCGAAGCTCACCGCCCACGTGCCAATCGACGTAATCAGGTTCGACAACGCCGTCCCGATCGCGGAAGGCAGTTGCTGGAACCATTGAATGACAGACTGGATCGCGTTCGGGATTGTCTGCGTGAAGAAGTTGGCGATGTTCTGGCCGAGACTCGTGACGAACGAAACCACCGACTGCCATGCGGATGAGAGGAACGAGGTGAACGCGGCCCATGCCTTGCGCCCGGCCTCGGTCTGGGTGAAGAACCATGCGAGCGCGGCCACGAAGGCCGCGACGCCGACGGCGATCGCGCCGATGGGGTTTGCGGCTATGACGGCGTTGAACGCGCCCTGCACGGCGGTCGCCATCTTCGTGGCCGTGCTCCATGCGGTCTGTGCGGTCTTGACGAGGCTCAGCCCTCCGGCCATCTGTTTGAGCATGGCGACC